ACTACTAATAGAGACTATAGATTCTTAGCAACAGGAATGATTCCTGATAATGAAAGATCTGCTCAGTATTATACTGAGTATCAGAGTGTTGGTGTTGGATCTACTGCAAACTTTGCTGGTATTAAGAGTGATATTCAGTCCGTAAACCAGTGTACAATGGTTGTTGGATATGGAAGGACATTCTCTGCCTTCCAGTACATGTTCTTGAATGACCAACTTGGTGATTCTCTATACTTCTCTGAATATCCCGTACTATCGGTCGGTAATACGACGGGTCTGGGAACGGTATTTGCCAAATATGATGGTGAAAAGGCAGTTCTTGTCTTTACACCTGAGGCAGGTATAACTGATAAAATGTCTATGAGGACATTTAATGAAGTCCTTTACTTAGAACTTGAAAGAAATACTGTAAATCCACTAGAATATGGAGCAGTTGTTGAAGAAACTTTCAATACTACTTACACAGGTTTAAATTTCAGAAATATCTTTGAATTCCCAATGTTGTGGAATGGATATCCAATTTTCTCTAAAACATTTAACCCTGCTAATACTTCTGCACTTAATCTTGCTACTGGTAAATTTAGGATTAAAAATCACTTCTTTGCAACTGGTCAAGAATTAAAATATATTCCTGGTGGAACATTTGTTGGTGTTGTCACAGCACCAATGACTCTTGCAAACGGAGATCCTCTACCATCTCCAGTTTATGCAATTAAAGATAATGAAGATGAGTTTAGAATTGGTCTTACTACAGCAGCTGCCATAGCAGGTATTGGAACTACTTTAGGATCTGTTGGTGCAGGTAATCTTCATGAATTTGATACAACTGGTAAATTATCCAGATCTCTTATTGCGATTGACGGTCTTGTTCAGAAACCACTTACTTGGGCACCAATTACTAGAACTCTAGAGAATAATACAACTCTTTCTGCGGGTGGAGTTCTTGGTCTTGGTAAAACTTCCACATTTATGGCAATTTCAGGTATTTCATCTGTTATTCTTGGTGATATATTTGAAATTAATGATGAATTTGTACTTGTTGAAGCTGTTGGTGTAGGTACTACAAATACTGAAATTGATACTGCTGGTATTGGTACATTTAACTTATGTAAGATTCAACGTGGTTCAGTAGGAACAGCAGCATCATTCCATCCTAATGGTTCAATAATTCAAAAATACACTGGTTCTTATAGCTTCGCTAGAAATAATATCTTCTTCACTGGTGCTCCTAATGGTGGTAAATCTTCCGATGAAGCATCCACAACTGGTATCCCAGAAGCAGGATCTAGTTTCAATGGAAGAGTTTATTTGAGGAAAAATTATGATTCTAATAAGATCTTTGATGATATTTCTGGTCAGTTTACTGGTGTTGCGAAAACATTTGCTCTTCAGTCTGAAGGTAAAAATATAACTGGTATTGGTAGTGAAGGTGGTTTTGGTATCTTCTTTGTGAACAATATGTTCCAAAAACCACAAACTCCAAATAACTTTAATGCAAACCTATTCATTAGAGAACAAGGTGGTGCTACTGATCTAACTTTCACTGGTATTCTTAATGAAAGTGGAGATCCTATTGTTTCTGCAACAGATATTAACCAAAATGGTTTACCTAGAGGTGGTGTTGTTGTTACTTTAGGTTCTAGTGAAGGAAGAGGATTTGCAAATCTAGGTAATCCTTCTATTGGTGCTTCTATTAACCATGCAGGTGAAGTTTATAAGGTTCTGACTGCACCTACAACTCAAGGAATGAGTAGCATTACCAATTATGTCTACGATCATACCATAGGACTTTCTACAGTTACCACTTCTACTCCTCATGGATTAGAAGCAGGTGATAGTATTGATTTTGTAGGTATTGGATTTACTTGTGTACCAACTAAATCTGGAATTACTACTGGTGTCTTCCCATACACTAGAGGTCTTAAGAAGACTGTGGTTGACTTCCTCTATGATAATAAAACTGGAATGGCAACAGTAACCACTCTAGAAAGATTTGGTATCTTAGAAGAAGGTGAGGAAGTATTCTTCAATGGTATTGGTTTCACATGTATTGGTCAAAAATATGCTCAAATCAGTCAGAAAGCTGGAATTACAACCACTCTCTTCCCTTGCAGAGCAGGTATTGCTAAGACTATTTCTGCCTTTAATTATGATAATACATCTGGTCTTGGTACTATTACTTTGGCAACTCCTCACAGATATGAGGAAGGAGACAGAATTTATATTGAAGATCTCAACTTAAAATGTGGATATGGCGTTAATATTACTGATGCTCTATATGATGCACCAACAGGTCTTACAACAATAACTACAGCATCTGCTCATAATTTCTCCAAAGGAGATAAGGTTAGATTGCAGGGTCTTGAATTCAGTTGTGCTGGATATGGAATAACATTTGCTATTTCTGCCTTTGAATATAATAATTCTACAGGTATTACTACGATTACAACTCCTAGTCCTCATGGAGCAAAACCTGGAGAACAGATAAAGTTAACAGGTCTTGGATTTACATGTCCAAAAGTTAATGTTGGAACACCTATTGGATTTACTTACGAACCTTCAACTGGTCTTTCTACAGTCACATTTGCTTCTAATCATGGATTAACAAATGGTGATAAAATCTCCATTGGTGCAAGCAGTATCGTATTTACATGTACTTTAGATGGTGGTGCTACAACTCATCCATATCCTCGTCCTACAGACTTTGCATATAATAAGTACCTACCAATTTCAGGTGTAACTACAAATTCATTCCAAGTTAATGTTGGAACTGGTGGTACAGGTACATTCCCACATACCTTTGTTAGTGCAACTACAAATGCGATTAAAACTCTTAACTATCTTGGAGTAACAACTTCAATATTCCCAGATGGTACACAAGGAAGTCAATTCAGAGTTACTAAAGTTCTTTCTCCAACCAAGATTCTAACAAATGTTGGTATAACTTCTATTCCTCATGTTTACGATGCTGGTGGTGAGGTACAGGTTGGTGTTACATCTCACATCTATCCTACTGGTAAATATGGATTTGAATTCGTTGTTTCTAGCACACCAACCAAAAATAAGTTCAGAGTTAATGTTGGACCTTCTACAATTGCTCACACTTATGTAAGTGGTGGTAATGCACTTCTTGGATTAAGTACAACCATATATCCATCAGCAGCATCAGGTATTGGTCATAGTATAACAGACTTTATCTACGATAATACTACAGGTCTTTCTACTGTTACTGTTGCAAGAAATTCTCTACCATTTGGATTAGGTGATAGAATTAATTTTGCTGGCTTAGGATTTACATGTCCTAGTGGTTTTGCTGGTCTAACATCAACTATTTTCCCACAATCATTAGGAAGAAAATATAATATTGGTACAGTTTATTATGATAATTCTACTGGTCTTGCTACTGTAACCACAACTGCTGCTCATGATTTCAAAGTAACAGATAGTCTAGATCTACAAAATCTTCTCTTTAATTGTTCTTCAGCATATGCTGGCGTAACTACTCATAGATTCCCAGATCCTGCTACAGAACCTAATAGATCTTTCAGAGTTCTAAGAATCGTTGATCCAAATACAATCTGGGTTGATGTTGGTGTTTCTACAATTGTTCACACATACAACCTTGGCAGACATACATGGGTAGGTGGTACAGCAAGTGCTGCGGTTCAATCTGGTGGTAATTATGTACATACATTCTTATCTGCTGTAACAAATGGAGTTCAGAGTGATGTTGGTAACTTACCAAACCCAATCACAAACGTAGCATATACTCCTAACACAGGTAATATGGTAATTACCTCTGCTAATCATTTACTAACAACTTCTAATACACTTACCATCGCTGATAACGCATTGTCCTTCACATGTACAATGGACGGAAATACAGCAACGAAGACTTATCCAAGATCTACTGACCCTGTATCAGGACAAATTATTAGTATCACAGGAACAACCACCAATACTATTACAGTTAACGTTGGTGCATCACCTATCGTAAATCATGATGTTACTGATGCGACTTACGATAGTGATACTGGAGTTTTAGTCTTAACTATCGGAGCACATAGTTTGACTGCAGGAACTAGTGTTAAGATAGCAAACGGAGCATTGAGTTTTACATGTGAGGATGATGGTAATGTATCAACTAAGACTTATCCAAGAGCTAGTGATCCTTATTATGATACTGCAATTAACATTGATTCAGTTGGTGCAGATACTATTACATTAAATGTTGGAATTAATACTCGTGGTACAGTTTCTGCAATTAAGAAAACTGGTCCTTATGAAGTAACCAGACTTCTTCCACCTAGACCATATGACGTAACTAATGCCATTTATGATCCAGTTGTAGGTATCATGACTGTTACTATTGGTAATGGACATGGTATTTCTGTTGGTGAAACTGTTGATATTGGAACTAATGCATTAACATTTACCTGTGATATGGATTCCACAGGTTCTCAGAAGACATATCCAAGAAACTTAATTAAATCCTTTACACCAACTAATGCCATCTATGATCCTGTTGTAGGTGTAACAACTATAACTGTTGCTGATCATGGTATGGATGATGGATCATGGGTTAAATTAGCAGATAATGCATTATCATTCAGATGTGGTTATGGTGTAACTGATCATACATTTGTATCTGCAACAACTGGTGCAGTTAATGTTCAGAGTGGTGCAGTATCTGGAACTGAATTAACACCTGTTAACGCAACTTATAATGCAACAACAGGTGCTCTTACATTAGTATTCCTATCTTCTCATGGAATGTCAACTAGTGATACAGTTACTCTTGATTATAATTCATTGACATTTACTTGTGCTGCAGATTATCATGCAACAACACACACATATCCTCGTGTTACTGATCCTATTGCAGGAATAACCACTGCTGTAACTGTTACATCAGGAACTGAGTTTATAATTTATGTCGGAGATGCTCTTGGAAGTAAGAGTACAAAATCATATCCACGTTCTAGTGATCCTATTAGTGGACAATGGGTACAAGTTTCTAATACTACAGCAAACACTTTTGAAATTCAGGCGTTATCTGACAATTCTGTTCCATCTACAAATGTAGATTCACATACGTTTATATCTGCTGTAACTGATGGTATTACACATAAGGTAGATAGATCATTCGAGCAACCAGTTGAAGTTGTTGGCGTTGGAAATACTACTATCGATCTTCAAGTTGGTAGATCACCACAACAACTATTCAATGTAACTGGCGCTGCGTATGAACCTAGTACTGGTGTATTAGAACTTACTATTGGTGCTCATAATTTTGTAATCGGTCAACATATAAAATTAGCAACTGATTCATTATCATTCAGATGTGCTTTAGATGGTTACTCTGTAACTAAGACATATCCTCGTGCTAGTGGTACTGGTATTAATGCTGGTACTCCAGATTATGCATATGAGAAATCTTTAGAAATTAGTGCAGTAAGTTCAACAACTATTACTATCAATGTCAACGGTGCTGTAGGTCTCTCTTCTATCAGTGACTTATCTGCTCACACATTTATTAGTGCAACTGCTGGTGCTGTTATTGCAGGTGGTAATTACGCACATACATTTGTTGGTGTTGCTACTGGTGCTATCACAAAAGGTGGTCCTAGATTCAACTGTAACGTTGGTATTACCTCTTACAAACACACATATACACCATCAATTGGTGTTGGTGAAGTATCCAAACTCAATTTTGGTGGCGTAGATGATACTTACATCATAACTGGTATTGTTAATAAGAAGGCATTTAATATTGATTGTGGTATTTCAACTTATCAACACTTCTACAATGGTGGTGGAATTACTAAGAAGAAATTAAGGACTGATGCCTTTATTGTTGATACTGTTTATGATGATAGAACATTTAGAACTAATGTAGGGGTTTCTTCATATCGTCACGTATATGATCCAAAACCAAGTAAAGAACCTGGTGGTATTAGTAGTATTACTGGAATGACATACAACACTACTACTGGTATTGCAACATTTACTGTTCCTAGTCATGGAATTAAGGGTGGTGAACTAATCAGTATTTCTGGTCTTGCCTTAACTTGTCCTGGTGGTACAGGTATTACAACTCATATTTTCCCAGATCCTAATGGTTTAAGCAGAGATATTAGCACCGCTACTTATAATAATTTCACAGGTATAATGACAGTGACCACTAACGTTGGTCATGGTGTTACATTTGTTGGTCAATTTGTAAAACTTGAAAATCTTGGTTTCGCTTGTACTGGCGGAGCTGGTGGAAGTCATACTTTTGTAAGTGCAGCAACTAGCGCAGTCCAAACTGGTGGTAACTATGCACACACATTTGTTTCTCAATTTGGTTTGACACCAGATACTGCTTTATATGATCCAGTTACAGGTATAATGACTGTTACTAATCAGCAGTTGACTGTATCAGATGCGATTTATGATCCTGTTAGTGGTGAAATGACATTGACTGTTGGAGTTCATAATTTGACAAATTATGATAGTGTACGTCTTGATACAGAATCAATATCCTTTAGTTGTGTATTTGAAGGTAAGTTAGAGACTAAGGCATATCCTCGTTCAACTGGTGCAGATTATGCTTACAACGTTGATCTACCAATCATACGTTATACATCTGACACAATTACAGTTAATGTTAATGGCGGAAAAGGTGCTATCAGTCATGCTGTTCCTCATACATTCGTAAGTGCTACTTCAAAGGGTGTTAAAGTTAATCATGGATTAAGAAATGGTGATTACATTAAGTTCGATGATTATGCAATTACATTTACATGTAATAAAGATGGTAATGCAACAACTCACCCATATCCAAGACCTACTGATCCTCTTAGTGGTACGTTTACACAGGTTACTGTTGTTGATGAAAACAGATTTAGTGTAGGAGTATTAACAGTTACACCTTCTACAGATGTTTCACCTCATACATTTGTAACTGCACAACCTGGTGGTATTAAGAAAGCAGTAATCGAGAGTGGTGGTGACCACCCACATACATTTGTTGGTACAGCAACTAGTGCAATCCAATCAGGTGGTGATTACACCCATACATGGGCAGGTGGTACTGCTTCAAATGCAATCCAGTCAGGTGGTAATTATCTTCATACATTCGTATCTGCTGGAATAAACAGTGTTACCTCAAATGTTGGTAATTTACCTAATCCAGTAACAAATGCAGTATACACTCCATCAACAGGTGATATGGTTATCACTTCTGCTGCTCATTTATTAACTACATCAAATACAATTTCTATTACTAATGATGGGTTATCCTTTAATTGTGCAATGGATGGAAATTCAGCGACTAAGACATATCCTAGATCAACCGATCCTATTTCTGGAATTGCAACTGCTATTACAGGAACAACCACAGATACCTTTACAATCAACGTGGGTGCATCACCTATCGTAAATCATGATGTCACCAATGCAACTTATAATGCAGCGACAGGTGTGATGGAACTAACCATCGGTTCTCATACCTTGACAACAGGAACAAGTGTTAAGATCGCTAATAATGGATTATCCTTTACCTGTACAATGGATGGTAATACATCTACTAAGACATATCCTAGATCAACCGATCCATTCTATGATACTGCTGTTGCTATTGCTGCGACAACCAGTACTACAATCAGTTTAAATGTTGGTATATCAACTATCGTAAATCATGATGTTAGTGCTGCGACTTATGATGCTGCTACAGGTTTAATGGTACTAAACATCGGTGCTCATACCTTAAGAACAGGAACAAGTGTTAAGATTGCTAATGGTTCACTACCATTTACTTGCACAATGGATGGTAATACATCAACGAAGAATTATCCAAGATCCACTGATCCATTCTATGATACTGCTGTTTCTATTGCTGCTACAACTAGTGATACAATCACACTTAATGTAGGTAAATCTCCTATTCTCCCATTTGATGTTAGTGCTGCAACTTACGATCCTACTACAGGATTATTGGTAGCAAACATTGGTGCTCATACCTTAAAAACTGGAACTGCTGTTAAAATTAATGAAAATTCATTACTATTCACATGTTCACAGGATGATAATGCAACAGTTCATGCATATCCTCGTTCAACTACTGGTTCTCTTACCGCAACAACTGGTACAGTTTATGATCCTGTTGTAGGTATCATGACTGTTACTACTCCTGCTGCTCATGGAATGAAAAATGGTGATCTAGTTAAACTTGATGATGGTGCGGTTTCATTCTCATGTCAATATGGCGTAGGTTCAGTACATACTTGGGCTGGTGGAACAGTAACTAATGCAATTACAATTACTGTTGGTCCTGTGCAGACACAACATGATGTAACTAATGCCACATATAATCCTGCAACTGGTGATATGGTAATTACCATTGGGACACATAGTTTCACAACTGATGACTTAGTAGAAATTGGTGCTGATAAGTTTGCATTTACTTGTACTGCTGACGGTAACGTCAAGACTAAGTACTATCCTCGTTCAACCGATCCTGCATATAATACGCCTCTTAATATTACTGCTGTAGACGGAGCAGGTGGAACAATCACAGTTAATGTTGGTGCTACTAGTGGAACTGTGGCAACTGCATATCCTCGTTCTACTGATTTCATCAGTAATAGATGGGTTGAGATTTCTAATGTAACCACAAAAACATTTGATATCCAAGTATTAGATGTAATCCCTTCTACAAATACTGATGCTCATACATTTGTCTCTGGTAAGACTAATGGCATCACATTCAAACGTGCAAAAGACCCATACTATAATACTTCTGTTGCTATTGCTGCTACAACTAGTGATACAATCAGTTTAAATGTTGGTGTATCAACTACCGTAAATTATAATGTTTCTGATGCTAGTTACGATCCAAATTCAGGTAAAATGGTACTTACCATTGGTTCTCATGACTTAGATGTAGGAACAAGTATCAAGATAGCAGATAACTCACTCACATTTACATGTGATAAAGATAATAATGCGACTCAGCATAGTTATCCTAGAACTCTTATAGAGACCAAAACTGTAACTGATGCTACTTACGATCCTACTACTGGTATGATGGTACTTACTGTTCCTAACCACGGATTTGAGAATGGTAGACAAATTAAGTTAGCAGATAATTCATTATCATTTACATGTACTTTAGATGGTAACACTTCAGTTAAAACTTATCCAAGAGCAACTGATCCTGTAAGTGGTAAGTGGATAAAGGTAGAAAACGTCACTACAAATACTTTTGAAGTACAAACATTAGCAACTGTACCTTCCACAAACGTTTCTGTACATACATTTGTAAGTGCAGCTGATGAAGGTTTATCACATAAGAGAGATCCATTCTACGATAATAATATTAATATTGAGGCAAGAACTCCAAATACAATTACAGTTAATATTGGAGCAACTCCAGATCTTCAGCAGAGCACTGGATTAACAGGACCAACATATTTCACTGATGTTCCTATCACTGGATTTAACTACACTAACACTACTGGTGTTACAACTATAACCGCAGTTGGTCATGGACTAACAACAGGTGAAAATGTAAAACTATCTGGTATTGCTTTGACATGTACTTCTGGTATGAAGACATATCCAGATGGTGGAACAGGATTCTTCTTCGGAGTAACTGATGTTATTGATGCTAATACCTTCGTAACAAACACAGGTATCTCAACTATAGTACACACATATGTCAGTGGTGGTAATGTAAGAACTGGTGTTACAAGTGACAGGTTCCCTAATCCTCAAGGTGCATTTATTAAGATTGCTAATTTTGAATATAACAATATGACTGGTTTGGCAACAGTAACAACCAATGGATTCAATCAACTTGGAACTGGGCAGTTAATTAACTTTGAAAATATCCATATGCTTTGCCCAATTGGTAGTGGTACTACACATGTATTCCCACAAGATACTGGAACCGCTGTTAATATCAGTAACTTCCAATATGATAATCAATCAGGTATTGCGACTGTTACTACCGCAACCAACCATAATTTTGTCCGATTTAAGAAGGTAAGATTGCAGGGTATGACCGTATCATGTGCATATGGTTCTAAGACTTATCCAGATAAGCAAACTGACTTTGAATTAACAACTATTGTTAACTCAACAACATTTGTAACTAACGTAGGAGTATCAACTCTTGCTCATACATATGTTTCTGGTGGTACTGCTGCAGAAGTTAAATTCGCTGGTCCTTATACAGTTAAGGAAAGAATTGACAGAAATACATTCACTGTTAATGTTGGTGTTTCTACTTACGTCCATACTTACGATCACTCTGGTAGAGTATCTCCTGTAAGATATACTGGACCTTATGAAGTACTTGCTATTGCTAATAGTAAGGAATATACCATTAATGTTGGAAGATCCCCAATTGCTCATACTTACACTGGTGGTGGTACATCCAAACCACAACAATATACTGGTCCTTATAAAGTAATCAGTGCAGATGATGCAAATACAATAAGAGTAAGAGTTGGTATTTCAACTTATCAGCACTTCTACGGTAGTGGTGGTATGGTTACCCAATTACGTTCTGGTATTGCTGAGAAGAAACTAAATCCAGGTCCATTTAGAGTTAAGGAAGTATATTCTGCTACTGAATTTACTGCTGATGTTGGTATCTGTACATTTAAACACTTCTATCATTCTGGTGGTAAAGTTGGTAAGGTTAATCAGTTCTTCCCTGGTAGTGGATTCTATGGAAATAATGTTCCAGTAACAATAGTTCCTGAAAATAATGTTGGAACTGGTTTAACAATTACTACTACAGTTGGTTTTGGTGGAAGTCTTGTTCCTTCTCTAGATTATGTTGGAACTGGATTTACTATTGCTCCAAGGTTGGAAATTCCTGGACCATCTTATGATGATCTACCAGTTAGAGGTCTCTTTAGACTAGGTATTGGTGAGACAACTACTACTGGTATTGGATTATCTGTAACTCTAAATGTTGGTGGTATTAGTACTAGTGGTATTGCATCAGAGTCAAGTGGAGTTAAGAACTTTACAATCGGAAACAGAGGATATGGTTTCCAAGTTAATGATAAGGTTAGTCCTGTTGGTTTGGTAACTGCTGCAAAAGTCCTTGCTGGATCTAAGACAGTTGGTTATACAACTGAAACTGAACCATTTGAACTTCAAGTTGTTGATACATTCTCCGATACTTTCTATGGATGGCAATTCGGTCAACTTGATTATATTGATGATATTACCTCACTACAAGATGGTGTAACAAAGAGATTCCCACTATTCCAAAATGAGCAGTTAGTCAGTTTTGAGAAACAAGATGGAACACCTATTAGTTTCCCATCACTTCTTATCATCTTTATCAATGGTGTTCTTCAAATACCAGAGAAAGATTACACCTTTGAAGGTGGTACTGCATTTGAATTTACAAGTGCTCCAGCAGAGGCTGACCAAGTTACAATTTACTTCTATAGAGGTAGTAATGATGATGTTAATACTGTTAACGTAGTTGAATCAATCAAAATTGGTGATGAATTAATCTTAATTAAACCAGTTGGTGTTTCTACTGTTCCAGATCAAGAACCAAGAGTTGTTAATGACATTGTTGCATCCGATATTCTTGCAACTAACTTATACTCTAGACAGGGTATTGATGGTAACTTCAAGAGACCTGTTGTTTGGAGAAAACAAAAAGTTGATAGAACTGTTGATGGACGTATTATTCCTAAGACTCGTGAAGCACTAGAACCACAAATCTATCCAACAGCAAGAATTATTGGTTCTGCATCTTCAACTCAAGATTACCTCTTCCTCGATAATGCTAGTTTGTTTAACTATGAACAAGTTAGTCCATCTACCAATTTTGATGGCATCATTACTCCAGGAACTGATCCAGTTGTAGGTATTCTAAGCGTTGGAGTTGGAACTACAGGTGCAAGTGCTGGTACGATTTCCACAATCACTGTTCTTAATGGTGGTTCTGGATATACTGGAATCGTAACAATTTCTATATCAAATCCACCTGATATTACTGTTGGTTTCGGAACAACTGCACTAGCAACTGCGATTATTTCTGGTGGTTCAATCATTGGTGCAAATATTACCAATGCTGGTAGTGGATATGGAACTAGTGCATATGCGTTAGTACCAAATCCATCTGTAGAGATTGAAAGTATCACAATAACACCAACTGTAAATGGTTATGATGGTGATATTATTGGAATTACAACTTCTACTGGAATCGGTACTGATCTCTGCTTGAAGTTTACTTTAACTCTTCCATCTTCCCCATCAGATACCCTTAGAGATGGAATGAGAATCTTTATTAACGATACTAATGTTGGTACAGGTGTAACTTCTATCGATACTCACAATTCCCAAGTAATTGGTATTGGTACAACTGCTTGCAATAACATCTATAAGATTCATCAAGTTGAGTATGATGCAGGTAACGGAATCATAACCACGTTCTGCAATATTGATTCAAATTCAAATACTTCTGGACTCAGTACTGTTGGATTTGCATACACTAATGTTGGTACCTACAGTTGGGGAATTGTTACTGGATTTAGTAGAGGAAGTAATCCAATCGCACTTAATGTCGATGGAAATACGTTCTCTGTTGGTCTAGGATCTTACCCACTTTTCCAGAGAAGAGGGTTCGGTTTAAGGGGTACTGGAGGAATCACAAAATAATGAGTATAAATAATACCTAGATCCAATGTGTTTTAATTTTTAGAAAGCAATGCCCGCTATAGTATCAGACCAATTTAGGATCCTAAACGCAGCCAATTTCGTGTCTGATGTTTCAGATTCAAATAATTCGTATTATGTCGTTCTTGGACTCGCGAACCCAACTCAGGTTGGTTTTGGTAGGAGTTCCAATTGGGATAATTCAACCCCGTATCCAGTAGATGATTTTAACTATGCTAATCATGTTCGTGATACTGCACTTTTTGGTAAGAAAATTACCAAAGACAATATCAGAAGATTAATTAGAAGAGTTGACTGGACGCAAGGTACAATTTATGAAATGTACCGACACGATTACAGTATTCAATCTCCGTCTCCTGTAACCAACTCTACTAGATTATATGATGCGAACTACTATGTAATGAATTCAGACTTCCAAGTCTATATTTGTTTACAGAACGGTTCTTCAGGTATCAATACTGTTGGTAATCAATCTCTTGATGAACCAACTTTTACTGACCTTGAACCATCTAAAGCGGGTAATAGTGGAGATGGTTATGTTTGGAAATATATGTATACTGTCTCACCTGGAGATATTATTAAGTTTGATACTTTGGAGTACATACCTGTACCAAATGAATGGGAAACGGCTACAGGTCCAGTTGCAGCGGTTAGAGATAATGGAAACTCGGATGTAAACCTGAATCAAATTAAAACAGTTTATATTGAAAAACAAGGTGCGGGATATGGTATTGGGCAAAACCAACCCGTTGATATCCTTGGTGATGGAACAGGAGCAAAGGCAGTTTTATCTGTAGATACTTCAGGTAAGATTACTAGTGCCACTGTATCATCTGGTGGTAGTGGTTATTCTTTTGGTATTGTTGATTTATCTTCAATTAATACTGGATCTATTACTGATAGAGCATTCTTAATTCCAATCATTCCACCAACAAAAGGACATGGTTTTAATGCATATAATGAATTAGGTGCTGACAAAGTTTTGATCTATGCTCGTTTTGACGATATCGGTGATTTCCCAACTTCTACAAAATTTTCACAAGTTGCTCTACTTAAGAACCCACTTTCTGTTGGTTCGACATCTGTACAGTCTTCTAATTCATTTAGTTCCACAAATGCGATTGTCTTAGATACAATTTCTGACATTACGCAAATTAACGTAGGATCTAAAATTTCTCAAACTATCGGTGCTGGTGTTACTGCCTTTGGATGGGTAACATCTTTTGATAGTTCAACAAATGTTGTTAGATATGCTCAAGATAGATCTTTATACTTTAACCAGTCTACAACAAATCAAGAAGACGACCCATTTGCTTCTCGTCAATCTTTCATCAAACATGCCTTTACAAGTGCCGTAGCGAACGTCACAATTGGTTCTGCAAGTTGCACAATCAATACAGGATTTACTGGTATTAATACAGTAAGTAGCGCAGGTGCTCTAATAGATCTTGGAATTAACTTCACAAGCGGTCTTTCTGGTCCAGAAATTGAAGTCTCATCGGGTGAGCTTATATATATTGATAACAGGCAAACCGTTTCGAGGAACCTGAGACAAAGAGAAGACGTAAAAATCGTACTGGAATTCTAAACTGAGACAATGCCACAAAGAACCAATTTAAATATCAATCCATATTATGACGATTTTGACGCAGAAAACAATTACTATAGGGTATTGTTTAAGCCTGGTTTTCCAGTACAGGCTAGAGAATTAACTACGTCTCAATCTATTCTTCAGAATCAGATTGAAAAATTTGCTAGACATACTTTCAAAGATGGATCTGTTGTAATACCTGGTGGAGTTAGCTATGATTTTGATTATCAATCAATTCAGATTGAATCAACTTTCCTTGGTTTAAATGTTAGTGATTATATTTCATCCTTTGTAGGAAAAGAGATTAGAGGACAACAAACAGGTCTTGAAGCAAAGATCGTAAATGTTCTTCTATCTTCGCAAACAGAAAGTGGTAATATTACTCTTTTCATAAAATATACTTCTGGTACAGCTAGTAATGATGTAGGTGCTTTCCAAGATGGAGAGACTTTAATTACTGAAGAAAACGTCGTATATGGAAATACAACTATTTCTAGTGGAAACACTTTTGCAGTTACTATTGCAACAAGTGCAGCACAAATAGGTTCTGCTGCTCACGTAGATGCAGGTACTTTCTTCTTCAGAGGTTACTTCGTTGACGTTAAAAAGCAAACAGTAGTTTTAGACGAAGCAAACGATGCTCCTTCATACAGAGTCGGTCTTCAAATTAGTGAAGAAATTGTAAACGCAAAGCAAGATAATACTTTATATGATAATGCAAAGGGTTTCACTAACTTTGCTGCTCCTGGTGCTGATAGATTTAAAATACAAACTACCTTAGTTAAAAAGAGTCTTACTGATCTTAATGACTCAAGTTTTATTGAACTCTTAAGAGTAGAAGATGGTGTACTTTTAACAGTTCCTAATAAACCACAATATTCTGTTATTAAAGATTATATTGCTGAAAGAGATTTTGAGAAAACTGGTAACTTCTTTGTTGAACCTTTTGACATCACTTTCCATGAGTGTTTGAATAATAGAAGAGGTAATAATGGTCTTTACTATGATAACCAAGTAACTGATGAAGGTAATGTTCCTTCTGATGATTTAGCTTGTGTTTCTATTGGATCTGGTAAAGCATATGTAAAAGGTTATGATATTGATAAACCTGTTGCAACAATTTTAGATATTCCAAAACCAAGAACAACTCGTAAAGTTGAACAAGCTTTTGTTCCATATAATCTAGGTAGTCAAATTCAAGTAAATAATGTTTATGGACATCCTGCAATTAAGAGAGAAATTCAATTATACAGTCAAAGATTAGGTGCTAATGGAACAACTCTTGCAGGTGAAAGAATTGGTGATGCTAGGTGTTATTCTTTTAATTTAAGTTCTGGAGAATACTTATCTCCTAGTACTCCATTTACTTTATTTGTTTATGACGTAACATTATATCAGAAGTTACATCTTGCCAACCCTCTCAGTGCTGCTCAACTTCCTGCAGGTGCATATATCACAGGTCAATCTAGTGGTGCATCTGGATATGTAACCGCAGCTGGTACTGGAAGTGCTAAGATTTTTGTAAGGGATACATCTGGAACCTTCATCCAAGGTGAACAAATTTATATTAATGGTGTTAAAGAAAATGCTAGAAAAACATTAGATGTAAGAGTATATGATAGTACTGATGTAAAATCTGTTTATCAGCAAGCTTCTACACTAGGTCTACAGGCAGATTTCTACGGTGATGTACTTTTAGTTGGTCAACCTGTTCCTGGATTTAAAGAAACAGACCAGTTTAATATTACCACTACTGGTAAAGTATCACTTAATAATAAATCTCTTACTGGTATTAGGACAGATTCTTTACTTGCTGTTCAACAAGTTGGTTTTACAACTACCACATTGTATAGAGTAAAAGATATTGCAAAAACTGGTAAGGAAGTTACTGTAGAAGCGACTACAGATGTTATTGGAATTACTACTGGTGCTCTTCCTGCAGCGGATATTACATCAACAATTATTGCTTTTACACCTATTGTACAAAACATTCAACAGGATGAGATGTATGTTGCTCTTCCACAAAGTGATGTTGCAACAGTAGATCTAAAAAATTCAAGTCTTGAGTACCATACCCAACTTACTGCATTAGCAACTAATGGTGCTGGTGAAATGACAATCACCAATACCAGTGGTGTTCAAGGTGCTATATTTGAAGCATTTGATGAGGACAGATATAGTGTTGTTTATTCTGATGGTGTTATTGCAACAATCACAGCAAACAAATTTGAATATAATAGTGGTTCAAATACAATCACACTTAAAGGTTTAAGACCATCTCAGACTAACGTTGTTGCCAACGTTGTAATGAAGAAACCTCAATTCAAGGCAAAAAATAAGGTTGTTAATCGTTCACATATTGTAAATATTACCCGATCTGCAAACAAACAGTCTGGATCTACAGCAAACAACAGTTTAAATGATGGTTTGTCCTATAGTACATTTTTTGGAACTAGAGTTCAGGACAAGAGAATTTGTTTGAACTATCCAGAGGTTATTGAAATTATTGCTGTTCATGAGTCTTTTGATAGTAATGCACCTACATTTGATAAACTAAATCTAACTTCTGTAGAAAATGTACAGACTAGTGCGATTATTGGTGAAAGTATTATCGGTGCTAGTAGTAAAGCAATTGCAAGACTTGTAGCAAAACCTGGTGCTGCTCAAGTAGATTTTGTATATCTAACTGATGCTAGGTTTATTGTTGGAGAAGATATTTCTTTTGATGAGAGTGATATTGTTGCAAGTATTGATAGTATTGTTAATGGAAATTATAAGGATATTACTTACAGATATGAATTGAATAATGGTCAGGAACATGCGTTCTCTAACTATGCTTCTATTAAGAGAACTGCTACTAGTGGTCAACCTCCAACTAAACAATTAAAAATTGTATTTGATTATTACTCTGTTCCTTCTGGAGATGATGGCGATGTTGTAACTGTAGATAGTTACCCACAGTCTGTGTTTAGAGATTTAATACCAGATATGGAGTCTGAAGTAAATGGTTCTACTACTGGTGGTACAAACGTCTTAGACTTTAGACCTGCTGTTTCTGTATATGATCCAGCAACTGCGACTGCACCTCCATTTAGTTTTGCATCTAGAGACTTTGGTGCTGATAATAAACCAGCTCTACCTTTAGCAGTTGGGGAAGGATCTGTTGTAAGTTTTGAATATTACTTAAGTAGAACTGATAAACTTTTCTTGAATAAAAATGGTGATCTATCTATTGTTCAAGGTGTGCCTGGTGAAGGTGAACCTGACGATTTAGATTCTGACCATATGTTATTGGGTACTATCACTTTACCTGCATATACAGATGAAACTGATTCTATTGATATTGATTTAGAAAACCCAAGAAGATATACTTTTGCTGATATTGGTAAATTAGATAGAAAGATCAGTGCTCTTGAAAGTGCAGTTACTCTTTCTATGTTAGAAGAGCAAACAAAAAATGTTGACATTAGAGATGCAACTGGTAAAGCACGTTTCAAAAATGGATTCTTTGCTGATAATTTCCAAAATAGTGAACAAATTGATGATGGACACCCAGATAATAAGTGTGAACAGAGTGATGAAGGTAGCGGTACAATTACACCATTACCATCAAATGCATCTTTAAAAACATTAATTGTAACTAAAGACGAAACAACATCTTCTACTTACGATAGTACAATTGATTATGAACTTTTAGATGAGAACATCGTTAAACGTGGTGATCTCTTGATGCTTAAGTATGAAGAGAAAGAGTGGGTAAAACAACTTGCAGCAACTGGTGTAAGTAATATTAACCCATTTAACGTTATTACATGGGCAGTTGCAATTACACTAAAACCTGATATTGATAGTTGGTCTAGAAAGATTCAGACTCAGCAAACTGTAAAGATTAAAGGTAAGCAAAAAACAGTAAAGGTTGTTACCAAACGTTATAAGTGGGTTCGTACTGGTTACTGGTGGGGCTGGTGGGGTCGCTGGCGTTGGTATTGGGGTCGTTATAGATGGAGATGGTGCCATTGGCATTGGGGGTACTACTGGTATCGTCGTGGTTGGAGATATGGATATTGGTGGAGATGGGGTTGGTATGGATATCGTTGGCGCTACGGCTATTGGGGCTGGTGGGGCTGGGGCTGGCGTTGTATGCGTCGCGTCGCTACTTACACCACTACTTACAAGAAAGTTGACGTACCAACGCCAACACCCGCAGATAAGGTCGAGAAGATCAAGTCGCAAGCGGAAGAGTATATGCGTTCTAGAAACGTACTTGTTGATGCGTTGTCTTGTAAACCAAAAACTAGGTATTACCACTTCTTTGATGGAAGTAATAATTTGGATATCATACCAAAACTTCTTGAAATTAAGGATGTTACAGGTGCATTCAAAATTGGTGAAACTGTAATTGGTAAGAAAGGAAAGGCAAAAATTAAGTTCAGAGTTTGTACACCTAACCATAAGAGAGGTAAGTATAACAAACCAGATAGAACTTATAGCATAAACCCATACAATACTGCACAGAATATTCCTACGACATATTCTAAGTCTTCGACAATTATAAACGTTGACGTTGCTTCTATGGCAGAAGAAGCACAGGGTTCATTCAGTGGATATGTTGTTAATGACATGTTACTGACTGGTCAAAAGTCTGGTGCTACTGCAAAGGTAAGTCAGATTCGTTTGGTTTCTGATAAGTTTGGTGATATCCAAGCTGCCTTCTTTATTAGAGATCCTCTTGCAAATCCTGCACCTCCAAACAGATTTAAGACAGGTACTAAACAATTTGTTCTTAATACTGATATTAATAACACTAAAGCAATTCCTGGATCTACAAAGATCTCCTCAGGACAAGCAGATTATAAGTCTACTGGTGTTATTGAAACTTGGAGAACGACAAAGTATAAGGTTTACTTCCACAGAGACCCTCTTGCACAGTCGTTTACAACAGATGCTAGTGGTGTCTTCCTTACTAGTCTTGACGTTTGGTTCTATACTAAGGATGAAAAACTCCCAGTATTCCTTGAAGTCAGACAAATGCAGTTGGGTATTCCAACCAGAAATGTTCTAGAATACTCTGAAGTAAAACTTGATCCAGACCAAGTTACATTGGTTCCTGACACTGGTGCATCTGCAGGTAATGAAACTTATAAGACTACATTTAACTTTAAGTCTCCTGTATTCTGTGCTCCAAACACTGAATTCTGTGTCGTTCTCTTGTCTGAGTCTGATTCTTATGAAGTCTTCCTTGCAAGGATGGGTTCTAAGACACTCAACTTTAAGGCACTAGGATTAGGTCAGAACTCTCAGCATAGTAAACAGTGGGGTGCTGGTTCTCTATTCAAGTCTCAGAACGGTTCTATTTGGACTCCAACTCAGGAAGAAGATTTAACATTCAGACTTAAGAGAGCGAAATTTACAGCTACCTCTGGTACTGTTTATATGCACAACCCAGATCTTGATGTAAGTAACAACTACATCAGAAGATTAGATCCTGATTCATTCCAAGTCGTTTCTAGATCTGTAACCGTTGGTATTGATACAGTCGCAAATGGAACTGTGATGGCAGGTATTCTTACTACTGGTAGGAAGATTGGTGAAGCAACTGCTGCTGAAGGTGGTAGTTCTGGTAGTTCCTATAAGTTTGGTACTATTGAAAGTACAGGTGGTCCTATTGACCTAACATTTGGTTCTTACGCAGGTATTTCTACAGTTGCTATTGGTGGTACTGATTACATCGATGGTCAATATAATAATGTTGATCTATTCGCTGTTACTGGTAATGGAGTTGGTGCAAAAGCAAACATCTTTGTTGAAAATGGAAACGTAACTGCTGCTGGTGCAACTATTGTAACTGCAGGACATGGTTATGCTGTAGGTGACATTATCGGTATTACAACAGCAGACGCTGGTGGTGCTGGTTCTCAAGCACAGTTGTCAATTGAAGCAACTAGTGGTGTTGATAGATTATTCTTAGAAGATGTACGTGGTAACACATTTGTTACTAGCGAAAAACTTGTTTACTACAATGACTCTGGAACAAGAATAGCACTTGGAACTACGACAATTACATTGTCCGCAAGAACTGGTCCTACTTCTAACGAAGGTGACATGATAATTGTTTATCTTCCAAACCACGGAATGTATAGTGGATCTAACAAGATTACTATTAGTGGATGTAAGGATCTTGCTGATGCAACACAACTATCTGCAGATGTTACTTCTACTAGCACGGTAATTTCGGTTGCTTCTACTGCTGGATATGATACATTTGAAGGAATGCCAGTTACTGCAACAAACCCAGGTTATGTATTGGTTGACCAAGAACTTATTTCTTACACTGGTGTTGGTGCAGGAACATTAACTATCGGCACTAGAGGTGTTGACGGTACAGTTTCTACCCCACATACTCTTGGAGAAGAAGTTGACTTGTATGAACTACAAGGTGTATCTCTCAGAAGAATTAACACAACTCATGACATTGACCCTTATGAGTTTGATATTGATAACTTCTATATCAGAATTCAAAGAGATCAAAATGGTACAGACAGAACTGATGATGGATCATTGGTTAACGCTCCACTCCTAAGTTTCGCTGATAGCGGTGCTGCTGGTGGTGATGAAATCGATACTACAACTAACTTGTTGTACTCTAGCATCAAACCTAACTACAGAGTTATTAAACCTACTGGTAAGTGTTCTGTTACTGCACAAGCTAGAACGATCACAGGTACAAGTCCAAGTGGAAATGAAGTCTCTTATGTAGATAAGGGTTATGTGAATATTGATCTTGGTAATGTTAATGAATTTAGTGATGTAAGAATGATTGCATCTAAAGTTAACGAAGACGCATATAACACTGAACTATTCAGGAATAAGTCTTTCACAACTGCAATCACATTACAAACAACAGATGAAAATGTATCTCCAACTATTGACTCTACTGTTGGTGCAACTGAATTTGAATTCTTTAGAATCAATGATCCAGTCAGCAATTACGCACTAGACGGTCGTGTTAACATTAGTGGAGAAGATCCACACGCATCTGCTTACGTAAGTAAGAATGTTTCTCTTGAAAATGAATCAGTTGCTTTAAAAGTTATTATTGAAGCATACAGAAGTGAAACATCTGATTTCCGTGTTGCATATCAACTTCAAACAAGTGCTGAAGGTGGTGCTGCTCCATGGCGTCTCTTCCCTGGCTATGATAACTTGAAAGACACTGATGGTAACGGATTAGGTGATCAGGTAATTACTCCATTGAATAATAATGGTCGCCCAGATAGAAAGATCAGACCATCTGCTCCTCTATCCGATGAATTCATCCAGTATGAGTTTAATGCTCAAGACCTAACTGAGTTCACAGGATTTAGAATCAAGATTATGATGTCTGGTACAAATGCTGCTGATCCTCCTAAGTTCAGGTCAATCAGAGCGATTGCATACACATAAGATATAAAAGGCACCTAAATATAGGTGTCTTTTTTAATAATAAAATGTCTGATCCTGATTTGTCAGTTTTCAATGAATTTGCCTTCCAAACTAAATTGGATGAATACTCTGAAAAAGAAATTTGGAAGATGTATAAAGATCAGCAAAAACTTGATGAGCAATTAAAAGAAGAAGAAAAAAATATTGAATACATTGAAGATGCAAGAGAAAAGGATGAAGAATTCTCTTTAATGAATTTTGGTGATGATCTTGATATTAGACCAGTAAAAGATAATCCAGGTCTCTTTAAAGACATGGAGACTGGTGCAGTTTTGAATATGGATAATACTTCTTACAAAATCTATCAGCAGCAGAAAAAAAGATCTGAGGCAATCCAGAAGAAACAAGACGAGCAAACTGCTAAGGTTGACAAAATGGATCTTGAAGTTGAAGAAATCAAGGGAGATCTTAAAGAATTGAAAGGTTTAATTAGAGATTTAATAAAAGGACTAAATAACTAAACGGTATATATTTTTTCTGATGGCAGCAGTTTACAATAAAAATATTGTTATTAATACTGGTTCAACTTTCAATGAAACCTATAACTTAAGAAATCCAGATGAGACTTCTTACAGTTTAGTTGGTGCTGGAATGAGTGCTATTTTGAAAAAACATCCTGGTGCTAGTTCTGGAGTAGGGTTTGCAATGACTTCTACTGATCTTGCAGGTGGTGAATTAAAATTGACAATGACCGCAACAGATACTAACAAATTAAAAGAAGGTCGTTACAGATATGATGTTTTGGTTACAGAATCTGGTGGAGATAAAGTCCATATTATAGAAGGTTCTGCAATGGTAAGAGCAGGAGTAACCACATGACTTATACTCAAAAAATAACTGTTCCTAAAGCTGCAGAGGTAGATACAAAGTTAATTAAAACCTCTACTGCCCAGAAGGTAACCGTTCTAAATAATAACGACAATGAAAATGTTGACATTACTGTAAGCGGGTAAATATGGCAAAACCATCTACCAGAGAAGGATTTAAAGACTATTGCCTAAGGCAATTAGGTGCTCCTGTATTAGAAATCAATGTTGATGATGACCAACTTGATGATCTAGTCGATGATGCTTTGCAGTTTTGGCAAGAGAGACATTTTGATGGGACAGAGAGTCAATACTTAAAATATAAGATTACACAAGATGATATTGATAGAGGAAAGGCAAGAGTTGGAAATCAAGGTGCAGGTATTACTACAACAACAGATAGTGCTACTATTACTGGAAGTAGTGTTGCTTTTAACTTTGAGGAAAATAGCAATTTCTTAAAACTTCCAGATGATGTCATTGGAGTAAATAAAGTATTCAGATTTGATAGTAGTAGCATTTCTAGTGGAATGTTCAGTGTTAAATATCAATTATTCTTAAATGACATTTATTGGTTAGGTGCTAGTGAGTTATTAAGTTACTCTATGGTAAAGAGTCATTTAGAGACTATTGATAGATTACTTACAACTGATAAGCAAATAAGATTCAATAAAACTCAAGGAAAACTTTATATTGACATTGAGTGGAATAACGCAACTGTGGACGACTATATTATTATTGATTGTTACAGAGCAATTGATCCATCAACTAATCAGTTAGTTTGGAATAATTCTTTCTTAAAACGATATACCACCGCATTGATTAAAAGACAATGGGGTCAAAACTTAATTAAGTTCCAAGGTGTAAAACTTCCTGGTGGTATTGAATTAAATGGTAGACCAATATATGACGATGCTGAAAGAGAACTTGCTGAATTGAGACAGGCAATGATTAGCGAATACGAACTTCCACCTTTTGATCTTATTGGATAATGGCACTTAATCCTTTTTTTATACAAGGTTCCACTGGAGAACAGAACCTCGTACAAGATTTGATCAACGAACAGTTGAGGATGTATGGTATCGATGTAACATACATTCCAAGGAAGTTTGTAAATAAAAAATCAATTATAGAAGAAGTGCAATCATCAAAGTTTGATGATAATTTTACTATTGAAGCCTATTTGCAAAACTACGATGGGTTCCAAGGTAATGGAGATATAATGACAAAATTTGGAATCACTCTAAAAGATGAAGTATCTTTGATCATTTCTAAAGAGAGATTTACAGATTTTATCCGTCCATTTATGGATCAGATGGATGATGATGAAGTACAATATTTTGATACTCCTAGAGAAGGTGATTTAGTATACTTCCCACTAGGTAAAAAGTTATTTGAAATCAAGTATGTAGAAGCAGAAAAACCATTCTTCATGCTTCGTAAAAACTACGTTTTTGAACTTAGATGTGAATTATTTGAGTACGAGGATGAAGTACTTGATACTGGTATTGATAGTATTGATAAGACAGTTCTTGATGAAGGATTCATCACTACATTAAACATTGTAGGAAATGGAACTACTGCTCTAGGAACTGCAAGTACAACTACTGGTTATGTTGGTCAAGTATTCTTACAAAATGATGGATATGGATATACCAGTACTCCTCTAGTAACATTCACTTCTCCTCCAGTTGGATTTACGACTGCTACTGCTGTTGCAATCACAACTGCTATGGGACAATTACAGGCAGTAGAAGCAATTAGATTGACAAATGCAGGTTATGGATATAGTGAAAAACCAACCATTTACATTACAGGTGGTGGAGGATCTGGTGCTATTGCAACCTGTACTTTTGTAGTTGGATCTGGAACTTCCTTCGGTGTTGGAGAAATTACTGTTGGAACAGCAGGAACTCAATATGCTGCTGCACCAACTGTTGCTATCGGAACTGCACCAGCTGGTGGAATTGATGCAACTGCATTTGCAACTCTTAATTCTAGAGGTCAGGTTACTAATGTATACATTACTAATGCAGGTGCTGGATATACAGAGGCACCTTCTGTAACCTTCTCTGGTGCCCCTCAGAACGGAACTGGCACTTATGTGTACAATGAACTAATTACTGGGCAATCAAGCAGTACAACAGCAAGAGTTAGGGAATGGGATGCAACTAAGGGTGTTCTTAAGGTTGGTATTGTTACTGGAACCTTCTATGACGGAGAAACAGTTGTTGGTTCTACATCATCTGCTACATATACTGTGAGGACGTATAATTTTGAAGATACTTATGATGCCTTCAATGAAGGAGATGTCTTTGAAACAGAGGCAGATTTAATCTTAGATTTTTCTGAGAAAAACCCATTTGGTGAATTCTAATGTTAGGACAGTATTACTATCACGAAATCCTAAGAAAAACAATTATTGGTTTCGGAACCTTATTTAATAATATTCAACTACGCCATCAAGATGCTGCTGGTAAGGATATTAGTGCGATTAAAGTACCCCTAGCATATGGTCCTATGCAAAAATTCTTGGCAAGAATTGAGCAAGGTAAAACAAATGAGAGAGACATTGCAATTACTTTACCAAGAATGTCATTTGAAATGACTGGTATTGAGTATGATGCAACAAGAAAAACAGGAATTACTCAAACATTCAAAACCACTATAAAACCTAGTGGTTCTTTGAAAAAGGTATTCATGCCTGTTCCTTATAATCTTAATTTTGAATTAAATATTTTTACAAAATTAAATGATGATGCTTTACAAATTATTGAACAGATATTACCATATTTCCAACCAAGTTTTAATGTTACAATAGACCTAGTAAGTTCTATTGGAGAGAAAAGAGATGTTCCTATTACACTAACCAATATTAGTTTTTCTGACGAATATGAGGGAGACTTTACGACTCGTAGAGCACTCATTTACACATTATCTTTTTCTGCAAAAACTCAACTCTTCGGTGCAATCGCAGATTCTCCAGATGGAATCATCAAGAAGGTTATGGTCGATATCTACCAAGATACAAATACAAGAACCGCAAGAAAGAGTGTCAGATATACAACTACACCAAAAGCAAAGAAAGATTACAACGACGACGGAGCGATTACTGCTGCCGATGATCCGTTAATTGTAGAAGGTGATGATTTTGGATTCAATGAAACTACATCAATTTATTTGACTCCAACTAAATATAGTCCAAGTGAAGGAAAGGATGTTGACGGATGATGAAAGACAACAAATTCGACCAAATTAATGAAGCACTAGACACGTCAATCGAGTCTAGTATTACTGAGATTAAGAAGGATGCTGTGCCAATTCCTAAACAAGAGACAGATGATGTAACTAAAGATTATGAATATACTAGAGGTAACTTGTATTCCTTAATTGAAAAGGGACAAGAAGCACTCAATGGAATCATGGAACTAGCAGCAGAAAGTGACAGTCCTAGAGCATATGAAGTTGCTGGACAAATTTTAAAAAGTGTTGGTGACAATACAGATAAACTTTTAGATTTACAAAAGAAACTAAAAGATCTTGAGGAAGATAGTGGAAAACCAGTAGGTGGTAATGTGACTAATAATGCAGTTTTTGTTGGGTCAACTTCTGAATTGCAAAAGTTACTAAAACAAGGAATACTAAATAATAAGTAATTGTTCCTTCATTTACGATGAATTGGAGATTAGATGAAAACAAAAGTGGTGATAGTTCTTTGCGCGACTGGTTTAGCAAGAGTCGCTCTTCTGATGGTACCCCTGGTTGGGTTCAACTGGGCGGTAAATACTCAGGAAAGCCCTGTGCTAAACAACCAGGTCAAACAACTAAACCAAAATGTGGATCTTCAAAAATGAAACGTGCTCTCTCTAAAGATGAAGAGGAGTCGGCATTTCGTCGTAAGAATCGTCAAGACCCAAACCCAGATAGAAAGGGGAAGGCGAAGAATGTTGCAACAATGAAAGAAGGCAAAAAAGATGCCTGCTATAAAAAAGTAAAATCTCGCTATTCAGTTTGGCCAAGTGCTTATGCAAGCGGTGCACTTGTCAAATGCCGTAAAGTTGGTGCTAATAATTGGGGAAACAAAAGTAAAAAAGAAGAATTTGAAGGTAAAATGTCTTTCCAAGATTTCATGAATGAAGGAAAGAAGTGTTGGAAGGGATATAAAAAAACGGGAACCCAAAAACTATTCGGCAAAACGTACAACCGCTGTGTAAAGGCAAACGAAGAACATGGACTCGAAGAAGGAGCAGCATGGACAAAAAAGTCAGGACAGAATAAGTCAGGCGGACTTAACGAAAAAGGCAGAAGAAGTTACGAACGCGAAAATCCTGGATCTGACCTTAAAGCACCTAGCAAGAAAGTTGGAAACCCCCGCAGGGCATCATTCTGCGCTAGAATGAAAGGAATGAGAAAGAGACAGAAACCATCTAA